ATGTGGCCCTGTTGATCTACCAGTATTCCCAACGGATCCGATAGGCGAACCTTGTCGAACAATATCACCTTCGCTCACATCAAAATTTTTCAGATGTGAGTACATCGACATTGTGCCATTCGGATGCTGAATAACTACCTGATTGCCATACCCACCTGACTTACTCTCCGGGACTGTCTTTACTACTTTACCTGGAAGTGCTGCCGTAACAGGATCGCCTTCACGAGCTTTAATATCGATAGACTCATGATTTTCTACTTTGTTAGGGTCAAATGGGTCGGTGCGCTGACCGTAACCGCTTGATATCTGACCATTCGCCACAGGGAACACTGCTTGTGGTGGTTTTTCTATGTCTCCAGGTGGCTGTGGCGATGCTGCTTTAGCTGTTGATGATGGTAAACTTATGCCTAGCTTGTTTGCATACGGGGAGACGGAAGTTGCAAATGCTTCTCTGTCTTCAGGACTCATACCTCTTGTTTTTTCAAATAGATTAGAACCAAGTTCTAATTGTTTAATGTCATTCCCTCGCTGCTCTTGATAAAGCTTTGCGCCTGCTTCTGCTGCTTTTCCATATTCAGGCGATACTGCATATAATGCAGCAACATTGTTTGGCGTTAGCTTTGAATAGAATGAAGCAGGCATAGACCCACTTTCAAGTTTTTGTGCTGCTTCTTGCGGTGATACTTGACCATCAAACATGCCAGCTAGCATCTTCATACCTTGCTGTTTAAGTCCCATGTTATACTGTTGGCCTAGTAACTGAGCTTTAAGCATTGCAATCGACGGTGCTTGCTGTTCTCGTTGCTCTTGTTGGCGACCCATCTCAGTTGCTGCATTTCCAACTGCTTCGCCGGCACTACCTGTTCGACCAGGGTTTAATAATGCGCCTGCAATAGAAAAATAGTTAGGATTTTGTCTTGTGTTCAAAGACTCGATCAACTGACTTAATGCTTGATTTTGCTTTTGCATTAAATCCATACTACTTGGTATTCCAGTAGCAGGTACTTCTGTTGTTTCTGTCTGATCAGTAGTAGGTAGTGCCATAATTTATTCCTTAAAAAACCACACTAGAATCTGCAACAGGTAATGACGTGTCAATACTTGATGAGCCTGCGCCATAAGTTGGGTCAGTATACCATTGTCCGTCAGACCCTTGTAATAAGCCAGCTTGTTGAGAGCCTGTAGGGTTTTGAATAGGCGATAATGTCATACCTGATGTATCATTAATTGGTGTTGTTTGAGTAGGCGTTTTAAATAGCCCACTTACATAATCTGTTAATGATGTGCCTAGATTTCCTAGACCTGCACCGATCGACTTACCTAATGGTGTATTACTGATGCCCCCTGCTAAAGTTGCCAAACCTGCAGCTGTTGCCAATGGTGATGCTTGATATGCGCCAGGAATTGGGCCAGTGTACGAAGAGCTTGTGCTAGTCGGCATTGTGTAGCCTCTGAGCAAATTAGACTCATTTGTAAGTGTCTGAAGTGGGAATAATTGCTGATTTTGAGCAATAGTCTGTTGTTGACCTCCAAGAGTTGATAAAGCATTTACATCGCCTAATCCCAATGCTTGGGTTTGCCCTGCTAAATTCCCTAATGAATTCGCAGCATTAATCTTGTTTTGATTATCTACTTGCATTGCTTGTTGCTGTTGAGCAGTTAATTCAAGCTCTGCATTTGCGATTGTATCGCCTAAAGCCTGCGCACCTCTATATGAACCAAATTGACCTGAACCTACAATTCCCGCAGTTGCTTGTGGTGCTAAATTGTTTCGAATATTAGACTGACCAACGTCGCCGATTGCTTGTGACAAATTTGAACTACCTACATTACCTGCTAAATTAATAGCATTCTGCAATGCAGGTTGATAATTACCTACGTTTTGCCCTACTTGATTAAACGCTTGTTGTTGTAAAGGTTGTGCCCCAACATATTGAGCATTTTGACCTGCAGTCTGACCTTGTGTGGCAAGGCTATTTAAGTAGTCTGTGTAGAATGTCGGAGCTGCTGTTGCTTGCGTCTGCGTAGTTGTGATGTTTGGAAGTGCTGCGCCTTGGCTAAAATTACCGCCAGATGGCGAACCAGCAACAATCCCTGTATCAGGTATCGCAGGTGCGGAAGATGGTAATGCCATTTTTATCCTTTCTTGTGCCGTTTAAGGGCTTCTTTCATGTACGACAATGGTGATGCTTCAGGCGGTATTTCATGTGCTGGTGCAGATCGTTTATGTTCTCTTAACGATTCTCTAAAGTGGTCAAGTAACTTTGCCCCAGCATCGCTACTACCATTGCCGAGTTGAGCCACGGTGTCAGCATCGAACACATACTCGCCATCGGCCAACATCGCAGGGATATCATCTGATTGCCCATCGCCTCTACCTTTCACATAATGACCTGTTTCGCCTGTTATAAACACAGGTGCATGGTTATCTACATGCCCTCCTGATTTATACCCAGGTAACGCGCCACCGTTAATTAAACTATTTCTTGCAGACATTAAATTCTCGCTTAAGTTGTCTTTATTTAACATTGCAGACATTAGACCATTATACGGTATAGATTGTGTTGCAGGACTAGGCTGAGCACTTTGCGATTGTTGAGCCATGTGTGGTGCTATTTTGGCAAGAAACTGAGGATCTAACTGCTTAAGCATTTGCAGTATGTTCGAGTTATTGTTATACACAGGCGCGCCTGCCAACATCTGTGGTGATGTGCTTGTATGTCCTAAGTTAGAAGATGATGCGGACTGAGAAGGATCGCTTACTGCTGATGATGCAGAAGAACCGCCAGAGCTATTTGAACCAGCACTAGAAGAATTTAAAGCGCCACTTCCTTGATTACCGTTGCTAAACAAAGAGCCTACAACTTTGCTTAATGCAGTCTTTCCTGCAGTGCTTAACCCACTTTGTACTGCAGATGGTAGAGCACTATATGCGCTTCCAATTTGACTTAGAAGAGATGGGTTTGCTGCTGCATCACCTGCAAGTGCGCCAGGCAAAAATGCATCGCCAGAAGCATTTGCCAAAGCACCAGGGAGATAAGCATCGCCTGCAACTGTGCCTGCATCACTTGCAAGTGCGCCTGGAAGGTAAGCATCTCCTGCTAATGTGCCTGCTGCAGCTTCACCGCCCCCTAATGAAGCCATCGCTTCAGGCGCTAATGCGCCGCCTGTTAAATAAATAGCTGCAGCCGCAGCAGCCGCTGGTGCAACGTTATCTACTACATCATTAATACCTGTGTTTTCACCAACCGTATGAATTGCATCGCTAATGCCTGAAGTAATAGGGTTACTATCAACAACTGCATGAAATGCATCATTAATTGGATTAGTAATAAAATCAAACATTCCCATAAAATTCCTAACTCGCAGTCACATTGTTAATGTTCATAATGCCAACCAATGAGGTTGCCCAATCTTGCCATGAATCAAATGTTCTTTGGTCAGGTACACCATTTTGTGCAAAATATCCAATGCCTTGCATACCATCAGCCCAATCACGCCAATTCTCTTCAGGCACAGTTCCTAATTGATTAGACGCAAATAACTCTGCCATCAAAGCACACCAATAATCCCACTCCATGTTCCTTGGTTCATAAGTTATCATGGGTTACCTGTTGACCTTTCATCGCCAATCTCAACGCTAATCAATACATTACCCATCTCGTAATTACCATTAAATGTATTGCTTTCAAATCGAATACGCATCTCTCTGCGTTGTTCACGCATATCTACCTTTAAAGTATTAGGGCTAAACACATATGGGCCTGTCACGATATCTTCATCGTTGGCATAACCTTTACCGTAAATATACACATTCATATCACCTGTTTGCACAAAGTCAGGTTCTATTCTTTCAATGCGAATCCATTTGTTTTCACCCATAAGTTGAGGATTGCCTGGACCTCCTGTCACCCAACCAATGTTGTTCGTTTCAATATAAGATTGAATTGCAGTCGAGTTGGTAAGGTAAGTTTTATTCGTGCCTGTTTCGTGTTGCCACATGGTGTAAAAACCATTCACATTCGGTATGTTTTCAGCCATAATCGGTCTTCTAAACACTTCGGAGAACACACCTGCAGAACGATTAGCACCTTCACAAATGCCTGTATCGTAAAAAGTTTTTTCACGAATGTTATAAATGATTGCTGAGTTACATTCGGTAGAAGTACCTGCAGGATAGAACCACCATATCTCGCCCCATCTTGGTACTTTAATTGCCCACACCTTGTTGCGATGCGTGTAATTAATGTTATCAAAGAAGTAGTTCATGTTGTTGGTGTTTTGAATTTCCTGCACAACACCGTTGTACATTAAGAACCTATCAACACCAATCCAATAATAAATACCATCGTATTCAATTACGCATTGGCTTGACATAATTGATGTCTGTGTAGAAATAATGTCGTATCGCCAATAGGTTGTAGATGAACCTACATTTTGTGGTGCATAAGTAACACGAGTTAATTGGTCAGTACTCCAAAATAGCCCTGCAGGAGATGTTGTACCACCCCTTAAAGGCATTCCTTTGACTACTTTTGTAGCAGACACATTGTTTTGGTTGGCATCAGCACCAACCCAATTTTCAAGGTTACCTGCCGAGTTATTTTGAATTAACCCATTATTGCCATAAATAAAACAGTATGGGTACAACATAACAACCCCACCTGATACAGCAAGATTATTATCAAAAGTTAATGTCTGTGTGCTTGTTACCGTTGCAGTTGCTGATAAGGTGAGGGTTGTTGTTCCTGCAGTTTGTACTACATTGGTAATGGTTGTTCCTGCAGTAATTCCTGGTCCTGATACAGTTTGCCCAATCGCTACCAATAAATTAGCAGGAGAAATGGTGGCTGTGGTTGTGCTATTTAACACTACTGAAGCAGTAAAAATGCCAAGCTTGGTCATTGCCCCATAAGGAAATGCACCCTTCATAATAGGCGTGTTCACCGTATTATCGATGTATCTTAAATTCTGACCTGCATGACCTAAAACTGTTAATTGTCCTGTACCGTTGCTATCATAACCAATATCCCATTGCCATAAATTATTTGCATTGGATGTAAATTCCCCTGATAGGCTTACTGTTGATGGACCTGACCCTACGCCATCATCATCATCTGTTTGCCATGCGTACACCCCATCGCTTTGCCCTGAATAGACATAGTTAATACCACTTTGGGATTGCATCACCATGCCACGAGAGATGCCTGTAGCACTTAAAAAGATACCGTTATATCCACCAATCTTCCTTGGTACGCCACGATTAAACCTTACCCATTGCCCATCTACATAGCATGGGGATGCGAATAATGTTCCATCTCGTTGGATACCTGAAGGAATTTTTAAAGATATAACTTTTAATGTCAAAATATTCCCCCACCGATTCCATAAGGTGTGTAGAACCCACTTGAACTTAATGTTGCACCAATACTTGCACCAACAGCCAAACCAAGAATTCCCGAACCAACTAAGTAAACACCTGTAGTGTTATCTCCTGCAAAGTTTAAGGCAGGTGCTGAATAAGAACCGTTTCCAAGGGTAAGTGATGATGCTACAGAAGATGTTGCAGTTTGAGCGTTGTAGACATTCGTGCCATCGCAAATAGCCAAAGAAGTTTGACCTGATGCAATGGTTAACTGCGTTCCACCTACAACAGAAGTTTTGACCGTAAAGGTATAAGCACCTGTTGTGTTATTACTAAACGCATAAAGTTGTACCGTAGAAGGAACAATAATAATTTGGTTGGAGGTTAATAGCCCTGAATACTCTTGAATAGTGTTTGAAGCTTGAGCTGAACTTAAAGTTAAAGTGCCACCTGTTACGCTTAATGCAAACTGTGTGTAAGCAAAACTATTTGAACGACCATAACCAAAGGTGTACCAACCTGTTGAACCATTAGAAACAATCACCAAAGATTCGGTTAATTGAAGTTGTTGGTTAGCATTACCATTGATGGTATCCGACCCTACAGGAGTTAAAGTAACAATCCCTGTTCCGTTATTGCGAACCATCATAAACCAATTGTTGCCTACAGATGATGCAGAGGGAAGAGTAAATGTACCTACCCCACCTGTCCACACATTAAAATTGGCACGATTGGATGCGTTTAAAGTTTGGTTGGATGAATAAGTAGTTACATTGTAAGATTGATTTAAGGTGGTATTTAGGGCAGTTAAACCATTACCTGCAAGTGCAGAAGCGTTAGCAGAAGATGTTCCTGCACCAAAAGTTACTGTTGACCACACACCTGCAGGGGTTGTGTTATCAGTTACATAAATAAATTGAGCAACTCCTGAAGCAATCGCAATGATTGTCCCACCTGTATTGTCGGTAACTGTAAACGAATTAGAACCAACATTTCGAATCAATAAGGTTTGACCACTTGACACTTGAGTTGCAGGTGGCATGATAAGGTTTAAACCTGTGGTGGTTGCAGTTACCTCAATAATATTTGCAGTAACTTGATTCTGATTATTACCATTAATTGCCCATTGAAGGGTGGTATTAACGCTAATCGTTAATGATTCATAAGAAGTAACCGTAGGGCTTACTGATTGCCCTGTGAATGGATTTACATAAGTAGGATTAGAAGTTGTCATGGTTATCCGTCTATAGCAATGGCTTGTCTATCGGCAAGTCGCAATTGGTCTTCTTGTTTCAAGAATTGCGTTGCTTGGTCGTATTTTTGTTGGAATACTACTCGTTGGTCGTTCTTTAAAAAGGGCATTGCCTGTAGTAAAGTGCCATACAACATAGCATTCGGTGCGTTTCTTGTTATCCAATTGGTCTGATTGTCAGCAGACAAAGGTGCTAATCTTTCGTAATATAGCACTTCGAAGTTGTATGCTTGGTCAGGTGTTGGTGCTACTAACCAATTATCATAGTCGTAATCAGCATAATATAGAGGTACGCTTGTTGCTGTAACACTAGGGGCATATTGTTTTAGATACTCGTATTTACGCAATAGAATCGGTTGAACTTCGCCACTTGCAGTAAATGTAAGGTTCATCGATACTGTTTTACGCCACCTAGCAGGTTTTGGGATAATGGGATTACCAACCGTCATCACGCTAGTAACGACTTGGATTTGACCTAGTGTTTTCATTTGTTGTGCAATTTCAAACTCAGCCAACATAATAAATGAAGGAATTTGGTCAACAACAGCAGGGTCGCTTCGCTCAAGATATTGTTGAATATCTTGAATAAGGGAATCATAGGTCATTACTGACGCAGAGGTGTTTGTTGGTGTAGTTGCCATAATTTTCCTTTAACCATGTCAACCGTTTATCCCAAACAGTTTATAGT